ACACCGGTAACGTTCGTTACAAGGCCCGTGAGCGTTATTCGTTCGGTTGGTCAGATCCGCTAGGCGTCTTTGGTTCTTCAGGCGCTGTTTAAGTTGTAGGAGGGGGGTTGCAAAACCCCCCTTTTGTTGTATCCTTCAGGTACTAGGATTTATTTAGCCCATACGACTGGCCTAGCAGACGTTATAGAGACTTATGGGCGATGTGCTATAACACGAAAGGTTTATCATGGCTCAGACCACGTTTTCCGGCCCAGTCGCGTCCGACAATGGCTTTATTGGCGGCACTTCCGCTTTCCCAATTACAGTAACTACTTCAGGCAACATCTCCAGTTTCTATGGCACGACTTCTGCCACGACTGGTGATACACGGCTTTCTTATAATCGTTTGGCCTTTACCTCGACGGGTTCAGGCGAGACTTTACGTGCGTTCTCGGTTGTAACCGGCGCTGCCGCTGCTACCGCTGGTACGATTAATGGCGCTCATATCTCCACTTCAATCAATACCACAGGCACAATTTCTGGTGCGGCTAACGCAATCCGTGCAACTTTGGGTGGTTCGGCAACGACTCCCGGTGGTACGCTGGCTGTTCTCCAGTTGGATACCGATTACGGTGTTAACGTCACTTTAGGTTCTACTTCTTCATTTATCCGTGTAACGGACAGCGGAGCGCAGACCGGTGAAGTTCAAAACCTCATGAATATCGAGACTGGCCCCGCCGCTACGGTTGCTCCTTCAGCGAGTGCAGTGGCTGCTTCACCGTCTAAGGTGCTTAAGGTTATGGTTGCTGGAACACCGTATTACATTCCTGCTTACGCCACCTTCACACCCTGATGCAAATAACCAAGGAGTTCTTGGAAGCAGAGATTCGTGACTTGGAGCAAGAATTAAATAAGGCTCAAACCTTTTTTATTCAAGCCCAAGCCACAATCGCAGCCTACAAGATGTTAATTAACAGGTTAGAAGCACCAGAAGAAACGGAGAAATGATATGGGTATGCAATATGACGTTAAATCGCAATATGCGATTGCGTCGGGCCTCGTCCTTCCGTTCCGAACTCGTGTAAAAGCGTTTCAGTTTGGCGCTGCAACATCGAGTGCTGGAACAGTTGGGCTATACGACAATTTTGCAATCGCGGGTACATACACTCGGACAACGACTGTTGCAACGGTTACAGCGGTTAGACACGGTTTGATTGTTGGCGACTGGGCATTTATTGATTGGTCAGGTGGAGCAAATCCCACTGATGACTTTTATCAAGTTGCGACGGTAGTAGATGCAAATACGTTTACGGTAGCGGTTGTCAATACTGGAGATCCTTCTGGTGTTGCCACTGTGTATAACGACGTGCTTGTGATTAGCACGGTTTCAACCGGCAACGACGTATTTAATATTATCCCCGGCGAAGGTATCTTGGCTCAAAATGGGGTACGTGTTTTCCTAGAAAATAGTGTCCCATTAACCGTCTACTACGGGTGATCCATGCAAAATCAAAAAGGCTACACGCTTGCTGGCAGAAAACTGTTCATTGCACTACCTGCTTATGACTTTAAAGTTTCTTTGAAGTTGGCTGTATCCCTTGCTCAGGTTGCCCAAGAGGCTCCTAAGCACGGGGTTGAAATAGCCATAGGTAGCATCTGCGGATGTTCGGTTGTCTCCCGAGCACGTAACCTTTTGGTTCAGGACTTCTTAGAGTCCGATTGCACGGATCTGATTTTTATTGATGCGGATATTAACTTTGAGCCGGAGCACGTTTTTAGACTACTGGCTTGGGCTTCAGAGCCACATATTGGTATTGCCGCTGGGGTTCCTAGAACTCGTAGCACTGACAAGGTTTACATCACATCCTTGGATCAAGATGGCGATACTTTGACGATGAATAACATGGGTCTTGTCCGCGCCAAGCGTGTGGCTACGGCCTTTATGCTGGTCAAGCGGGAAGTATTTGAGACAGTAATCAAGGCTCACCCCGAGTGGAACTACTACGATTCCAAAACAGACCGTAACTTGAGTGCGATATTTGACTTTGCCCTCAAGGAAAACAGCTATATTGGCGAGGACTTTTTATTCTGTGACCGCGCCCGCGAGCACGGATTCCAAGTCTGGATCGACCCAACAATTAAATTAGGTCACATGGGTGTGCAAGAGTACGAAGGCGACTTTGGACGCGATTGCCTGTACCCAATGATCGTAGAACAAAAACAGGTGTCAAATGGCTAAGACTCCTGCGTGGCAGCGCAAAGAGGGTAAGAACCCAAAAGGTGGGCTAAACGCCAAGGGGAGGGCATCGTACAACGCCGCTAACCCCGGTAAGCCCGGTTTGAAGGCTCCGCAACCCGAAGGCGGTTCACGCAAGAAATCTTTCTGCGCCCGTATGACAGGAATGAAAAAGAAGTTAACCAGCGCTAAAACCGCTAACGATCCAAACAGCCGTATCAACAAAAGCCTTCGGGCGTGGAAATGCTGATATGGAGATGATGCTTTGGAATATGGTGTTGACGGTGTTATTAGGTGTCTTGGCCTATATTGGGCATGAGAAGGCATCTGAGATACAACGGCTCAACATTTTAATTAACAAAACAAGAGAAGAGGTGGCCCGTGATAACGTCACTCAAGCAGAAATGGACAAGTTTGTTGAGCACATTGACCAACGCTTTAACAAGCTTGAAGCAAAAATTGACCGGCTTATTGAAGCGAGGTAAGTGATGGGTAAAAATACTCAACGTGATTCGCTTATGGAGCGCCACGAAGAGGCAGCGCAAAAAGCGGCTAAAGGTGAAATAACTAGCGATTATTTGCGTTTGCAATCTTATGCTCCATCATATCAAGGCAAAAGAGATACATATGAAAATACTTTGAAAGCCTTACAAGAAGCAGATACTGATTTAATGCGTGAAGAAAAAAAGTCTGCTCGTGCTAAAGGTATGAAAAAAGGAAATTCTGGCGGTGCAGATTCTGATGGCATGAAAAAAGGTGGTTCTGTATCTTCGGCTTCTAAACGCGCAGATGGCTGCGCAATGCGCGGTAAAACTAAAGGAAGGATGGTTTAAAAATGGGTATGAAAGAAATAATGGGGACACTTAGCCCTGTATACGGAATGGCAACTGGTAAAGGCATGTTTGGTAACGCTGTTGGGTTGTTACCTGCAATTGCCAAAGACATGCGTGATGATAAAGCTGAAGAAAAGAAAAAAGCTGCTATGGCGGCTCAGACAGGTGCGCCTGCCCAGCCCGGTATGAAAAAAGGCGGTTCGGTATCTTCGGCTTCCAAGCGAGCAGACGGTATTGCTGTTAAAGGCAAGACCCGTGGGAAGATGGTCTGATGCCTGCTGTATCAGCCAAGCAAGAAAGATTTATGCAAGCGGTGGCTAATAACCCAAAGTTTGCAAAGAAGGTGGGCGTACCAACGTCCGTAGGTCGTGAATTTACGAAAGGAAAAGACATGAAAAAGATGAAGAAGATGGCTGGTGGCGGTATGCCGATGGTTATGAAGGACGGCAAAAAGATCCCCGCATTTGCTGCCGACGGTGAAGGCAAGATGGCTAAAGGTGGGATGACTAAAATGCGTAAAGTAGCGACTGGTAAGCCTGCCATGGGAAGTGCCTCCAAGCGAGCCGACGGTGTTGCCATGAAAGGTAAGACTAAAGGTAAATTTCTTGCCAAGGGTGGCATGACCAAATGATGCCCAGCCGTGGTATGGGGGCGATTCGCTCCTCTAAAATGCCAAAGGCCAAGACGATCACCCGCAAGGATGATCCGAACAAGGTCAAAATGTATGCCGAAGGTGGTAAGGTCTCTAAAGTAAATGAGGCTGGCAATTACACCAACCCCGGCATGCGTAAGCGCCTGTTCAATCAAATTAAAGCATCTGCTACGCAAGGTACTGCTGCAGGTCAATGGTCTGCGCGTAAGGCACAACTACTGGCTAAAAAGTACAAAGCCGCAGGTGGGGGGTATAAGTGAGTGGACTCGCCAAAAGCCAACGCAGCCTCAAAGCGTGGTCAGCCCAAAAGTGGCGTACCAAAAGCGGCAAGCGTTCCTCGGACACGGGCGAGCGCTACCTCCCAGAAAACGCCATCAAAGCCCTCTCCCCGCAAGAGTACGCCGCAACCACCCGTGCCAAAAGAGCGGGCAAAGCCAAAGGAAAGCAGTTTGTGGCACAGCCTAAAAGCGTGGCTAAAAAAGTTGTTCCGCATAGGAAAATAGGATGACTACATCCGGCAATTCCAATTTTAATTTAAACCTCAACGATATCGTTGAAGAAGCCTTTGAACGTGCGGGAGGTGAACTGCGTACGGGTTACGAACTGCGCACGGCGCGGCGTAGCCTAAACCTTTTATTTGCTGATTGGGCAAACCGTGGTATCAACTTGTGGACGGTTGAGCAAGGCTCAATTATTTTGACACCGGGGCAGATCAGCTATGCCCTACCTACCGACACGGTAGATCTGCTGGAACACGTAATTCGTACTCAAGCCAACGTCTCAGCCACACAGGCTGACTTGACCATTACCCGTATTAGCGTATCAACCTACGCCAGTATCCCAAATAAGCTTCAACAGGCCCGACCAATTCAGATCTACGTAAACCGTCAAACCGGGGCTTCTAATCTGTTTGCGGGCACTTTGAACGGCACGATTACAGCCACGGACACATCAATAACTTTAAGTTCTGTAGTTGGTTTAGCGGCACAGGGATTTATTAAGATTGATTCTGAAATTATTTATTACACGTACATAACCGGAAATGTGTTGTCAAATTGCTTTCGTGGACAGGCCAATACAACTGCCGCGTCGCACACAACCGGAGCGTCTATTTACGTAACTAACCTTCCTAACGTCTCGGTGTGGCCTGCCCCTGATTCATCGCAGCAGTACACTTTGATTTACTGGCGTTTGAGACGCATTCAAGATGCAAGTAATGGCCTTGTTGACTTCGACATACCTTTTCGTTTTCTACCCTGCCTAGTAGCAGGTTTGTCTTATTACATAGCTCTCAAGATTCCTGAAGGGCGGGAGCGTTTGGTAGATCTTAAAATGATGTACGACGAGGCATGGGAGCTTGCTGCAGGTGAGGACCGTGAAAAAGCGGCAGATCGTTTAGTGCCAAGACAGATGTTCATAACGTAATATGGGTAACAGGTTTGCAAGTGGTCGGATTGCGATTGCTATATGTGATCGATGTGGGTTTCAGTACAAGTTAAAGGAGCTAAAAGAGCTTGTAGTTAAGACCAAAAACATCAACATTTTGGTGTGCCAGTCTTGCTGGGATCCAGACCAGCCGCAGTTGCAGTTAGGTATGTATCCGGTGGATGACCCCCAAGCGTTGCGTAATCCGCGCCCGGACAGCAGTTATAGGCAATCAGGTTTAAATGGTTTACAAGTTGATATCGGGGGAGGGCCTTTAGGTGACGGCGCTTCTTCTGGAGGTAGTAGAGTTATCCAGTGGGGGTGGAACCCTGTTGGTGGGTCAAGAGATTACGGGCTAACACCAAATAATTTGGAAGCTCAAGCTAGTGTAGGAAATGTAACAGTAACAACCACTTAAGGAGTTTGAAATGGATGCAAAGAAAGCAGTTCACAAACATGAGAAATCAATGCACCCCGGCAAGCCATTAACTAAACTGGCTAAGGGTGGCAAAACCAATGCTCAAATGAAGCAGTTAGGTCGTGGACTGGCAAAAGTTGCCAACCAAAAGGTATCGTCCTTTACCTATAAAAATGCTGGAAGGGGTCGTTAATGGATACGCCAGTTAAACAAGTACCAATTCCACCCAATAACAACGGGTACCCCAACAACGTGCCTAACACGCAAACCCAGAAAACTCGCGGTACTGGGGCTGCAACTAAGGGTACGGGTCACAGCAAAAAGATGGGCTAAATGAACTACACCGAACTAACCGCCGCGATCAAGGCTTATTGTGAAAATGATTTCCCACAGGTAGTGGGATCAGGCGGTCTTACGTCGGCTGAACAGATAGCAACGTTTGTTCAAAATGCTGAAGAGCGGATCTATAACTCTGTTCAGATTCCAGCCATTCGTAAAAATATGACGGGAGCCACAACTTCCGGCAATAAGTACTTGGCGCTGCCACCGGATTGGCTCTCCACATTCTCCCTAGCGGTGGTTTGTAACGGCCCAACCGTACTGCCTGACGGGCGTGTTTTTGTATCTGGTGATTATCTGTACCTGCTCAATAAGGATGTGAACTTTATTCGGGAATCATTTCCAAGTCAGACAGATACGGGTTTACCCCAATACTACGCTGTGTTTGACTACAACACATTCATCCTTGGGCCAATGCCCAACGCAAACTATACGGTTGAGTTGCATTACTTCTACTACCCGCCTTCGATTGTGACTGCTAGTACGTCATGGCTTGGGGATAACTTTGAGTCCGTGCTTTTGTACGGTTCCTTGCTAGAAGCAGCGTCATTTATGAAGTCTGAGGCTGATGTAGTCAACATGTACAAAGAGCGTTACAACGAAGCAATGGCACTTCTCAAACAGTTGGGCGATGGTAAGGATCGTCAGGACGCTTATCGTTCTGGTCAGGTAAGGTACCCGGTTAAATGATCCCTGATCTGTCCGGCAAGAAGATCGCAATCGTGGCTATGGGTAAGTCCCATAATCAGTTTGTGCTGGCTAAAACCCACTCCCAGCCGATTGATGAGGTCTGGGCGATCAATGCTATGGCAGGCGTTATCTATCACGACAGGGTGTTTATGATGGATCCAGCGAGCCGGTTCTTGGATTCAGATGACGCTGGCACCCAGACTGGGATTATGCGGTCTGTACTAGCAAGCCATCCCGGCCCGATATACACCTGCGAGTTAGACAGCCGTTGCCCCGGATTGGTGGATTTCCCAATCGATGAGGTCATGAACGCCTGCGGGACTGGGTACTTCAATAACACGGTGGCATACGCTATTGGATATGGCATTGCAGCAAAAGTGGCTGAGATGCACCTGTACGGGATTGACTTCTCCTACAAGAAGGTTGTGCATTTTGCCGAGGCTGGACGGGCCTGCTGTGAGTTCCTACTGGCTAAGGCTATGGAGCGTGGCATCAAGGTCGGAATCGCTCAGGGGTCTTCTTTACTAGATACAAACGAGCCAATAGCAAGTAAACTCTATGGGTATCACAGACTGGCTGAACCATTGGTGGTAGGCATTGAAGACGATAAGTTTGTGACCAAAAAGTATTCCGAAATCAAAGATTCTTTGGAACCACAGGAGCCTGAGTACCGTGCTCCAGAAGCGCTGAGGACTTAATGTTTGAAGTAAAGATGGGGCAGATCCATAGCCCAATGATTAAAACCAGCGACTTTGGTGGCTTGCCGCTAGAGGATTTGGCTGAGGTATGCGCCGACAAGATTTTGGGTGTGGCCGATTCTGCCCCTCCGGCTATCCGTGAGCAGGCCAAGTATTTCCGGCAACAGATTGAAAAGACAATTTTCGAGTATTTAAAGAGGGCAGCGCAGTCTGAGAGGGCTACCTGTATTCAAGTTTGTGTTCAGGGCGGGGAAGAAAAAGCCGCTCATTTATTAAGGAGAAGTTAAATGGCTTTCACCGGTAATTTCATGCCAACATCTTTCAAGGTTCAGATCCTTCAAGGTGTCCACAATTTTTCAACTGGCTCGGGTCAGACTTTTAAACTGGCTATGTACAACAACAGCGCCTCGTTTACGG